ATAACACCTGGATAGCCAACAACAGCCATCGAAGAATACACAACATCAGATGTCGTTATTCTACCGCCGTTTCGTATATTCATATAACCACTCTCTACAAACGAAACATATTGAATTGTAGTATCATAACCGTATGCGTTTAATGCTACAGCCGAGGCAGCGGTGGCAGAATTATATACACCATTAAACATTACATGACTCAAGATAAGTGTTCCTGAATTTGAATCTGTACCTAGATTTTCTTTATTTAAGTAAGTTCTACTAGATGAACTATCTACTGTTAATATAATGTTTTGTGATAATAACGCTAAAGTCGTACCAGAAGAGTATGAATGATTAAAATTTGTAGTAAAAGTTACAGATGGGACACCTGCATCATAAGCGGCAACCGTATAATGTATTGTTTGTTTAACCCCTTCTGTACCAGCTATAGTGTATAATTGACCTACTTTAGCTTGGATATCAGTATCTAAAACAACTGAATTACTAGATGTTGTTACATCGTTTATAGTTCTTGCATAATATGTAGTTGTTGTATATTCGTTGTTATAAAAGTTACCATACCATTTAATAGAACCTGGAGATGTACCTTTATGTAATTGAATATAAAAACCAGTTCCAACCATTTGGATAGTACAAGTATTCGTACTCAAATAAGGCGTATTAGCTGTTCCTATAAGCCAGCTAGATGCTGGTGTTTGAGCGTCGTAAACATGAACTATCCCATTAAAATAAAATGTACTTGTCTGTAAATCATACGGAATATTTAACGTTCCATTAATACCTAAAGCGACATTTGCAGCTACACCTGTCCCTAACCTAAATGTAGGTGTATCTACTGTAACTGTATGACCTGCGGCTATTGTCACTGTATCAGTTGTACATAACACTCCTGGAACCACACCACCAGTCCATGTACCAGCAGTCATCCAATTCCCACTACCAGCTGATGTTATTGCTGCTGAAAATATTTTATTCGGTATTAGAAGCCCCACTCCTAATAAAAATAACCCTAAAATTTTTTTCATTTGATTAAGTGATCTATCCCCTTTGCGATAATTTCATCATATTTATTCTTTAATTCAATTGCCTTATAGTAATCCTCTATCCCCAAAATAGCTTGCCTTAACTCCTCTTGTAAACCCAATAACTGAGTTTTTAAAGCAATAATTGACAATCTTGAAGTTTGTAATTCACCACAGGCCTGATCAATTAATGGGTTATATTTATCTCCTACCATTTTTAAAGCTTCTTCTTTTTCCATTTATAATTTACCTCCTCATACGTTTATAATAACTCTATCCCTCTTACTTCAATATCGAAAGTAGGGCTACCTGTTCCGTCATTATCAGTAATTTTGATGTGCAGCTCATCAGTATCATCTTGATCTTCATAAATGCAATCTAAAATAATATCTATACTATCGTTATTATCAGTCAAAGAATAAATAACCAAACTAGCCGCAAAAGTATCTTTTTCGTAAATTGCTACATCATAATCTGAGCTAGAACCACTAGCTATTGTGATTACTAATCTTTTAAGCCAAGACTTAGAAATACCCCAAGACGCATGAGTCAAGTTAAGGCTACCAGCACTTTGGCCTGTTGCTGTCAACTTCTTATAAGTAGGGCAGCCAAGCTGTTTGAGTGTTCTGGTACCAGTTACAGCATCTGTAAAAGTCATATTGCCTGATCCATCCTTATCAATATAAGTAGAAGAATTATCAACTTGCATTTGACTAGCCATTAAAACAGCATAGCCAGTCATATCTCTTGTACCATTAACTAGCAAATATTGAGTATGATCATCATCACTCAAACCTGTTAATGCACCGTGATCTGGCGCAACATAACTAGATACCGGTAGATTAGACGAAGTTCTATAATCTGTAGTTTCGATATAATCAGGAGTACCACCATTGTTTTGGTAAGTAACCTTATATATCAACTTATTCTCAGCAGTACCTAGAGTCCCCAGGCTTGGAACTGTAGCTGCTCTTGCTAATGCAATAGTTGCATATTGGGCTGTACCTATAACAATATGAACTGAATGAGTCATATCAGGTGTTATAAATACCCACATATTCACATATTTGTTATTATCTACTGTCGCAAGACTATTCCCATTGTTATATTGAAGTGTATCATCAACACCCGGATTAACTGTCTTATAAGGTGTAGTTGACCCTGCAACCCAAGCCCAATCGGCATCACCGTTATGATATAAGACCTTGCAAGTAGTTTGCGCTGATATATCATGTTCGATATCTTCATCATAAAATTCGCCAGCTCCTACTTCAAAAGTTGTATCTGTAAATGTACCTGTTAAACCAACTGCAAATCTAGCACCTATAGTTTCATGTAAATATTCATGCATCCATTTATCACGGCCATACCAGTGCCGTTCATCTGATAAAATGCCTTTACTAGTTGTAGTATTCCAATAGACAGTCGCTACTAAACAAACATCAAAACCAGGTTGGGTAGTACTGCAATTCAATGAAACTACCCCAGCAGTCGCAGTTAACCAAAACCAATATAAACCAGTAGCAGCTTCCTGCGCTACTGTTAATTGTTTAGTCAAAGAACTTATTGCGTATTTAACACCATTTATATATATATTATGAGTTGAACTTGAAGGTGCTAAAGTCAATGTATAAGTAGAATCATCCCATGATATCGAAGATGGGTCTGTCGCGCTAGTCTTATCAGGAAAACCAGTATAATGTTTAGCTGTCGATACAATACCAGAAGCTAAACAATCTACAGGCAACCCAGTAGGAAAATCCATTACTTCAGCCATAAATTACCATCCCGAGGCGCGTGCTGTCCACGTACCGACCTTCGATTGAATTTTAGTTACTTCGCCCGATCCATTTCTAGTAAACTTAAATATAACCCAGTCTGTGGCATCATCTGACGCTGACCTATCAGCATTAACACCATAATAATCTAAATAACCACTTGTTCGATCCATCTGGGCTATAGGATATATATTTGCTATCGGGAACGGTAGCCAACCGCCAGAAGGATGATACGTTTTTAATCCAACCGTTAATAACGGTACATCAAGCTCATCATCAAGAGACATATTCATAATCTCTTGCTCAGTCCATTTAGTCTTGTTATTCGTACTCATTGTTTAACTCCAAGAGATTCCATTTTTTTAGCTATTTTCTTGTCGTGATCACGTATTTGCTTTATTAAATCTAAAAAACTAGCCACTCGATCTAAAAGCTTCTCATCTTTTTTAGACTCACCAATATAACCCATAATTCGTTTAATAAAATCTCTATAAGTAGATGTTGAATCTTCTAACCCTTTATCTTGTATCTCTTGCTTAATAAAATCTTCAATTCCTTTGACCTTAGAACGTATCTTATTAACGTCATTTTTATCATTAAGTTCGGTATAATAACTTAAATTAAAGAAATCAGCTGTATAAGGACGTTTATACATACCCTCATAACCTATAAAAGGCCTATCCCCTTTATCGGGCTCTAAATTTAAGACATCAGTTTTCCCCTCTGATTTTGTTATTACTTCAGGCTTGACAGGCCCAGCCAGTATATCGGAAGCTGTTTTATTGGTAAATCCCATATTCCCTATTAATTCGTTTAGTCTTATCAAACATTTCAGGTGAAATATCTCTAATTTGAGATTTTAATTTACCAGAATGAAATTTCCTTAATATATCAACATATTTATCAGCTATATCTTTTATATTATAATCTCGTTTAACATCTCTATATGCAATTCTACCAATAGTCTTTCTTTTAGCTTCGTGTTCTATTAAAATACTTAATGCCTCTATCCAATCTTCAGTTTCTGTTACTTTCATAAGTCCGTCACTCTTCGTGTTTTTAAAAGGCTCAATATTACTCGCTACAGTTGGAATACCTAACGCGGCATATTCCAAAAATCGTAAATTAGACTTTGCTCTATTAAAACTATTATCCCTTAAAGGAGCAATACCAATATCAAAATTCAAATTAGCTAATTCTTGAGGATAATCAGCTATATTATTCCAAATCAAATGACCTTTAGAGTTTCTATGATGCAAGACGTTGTATCCATTGTATTTAATATGGCTAGACGCATGGCCAAAGAACATAAATTCAACATCCTTATATTTATTTAAGATAACCGGTATAACTTTACTTATAATCTTCATATCTTCCTCATGTGCTGAAGAACCAGCCCAGCCTATACGCACCTTCTTATTAACTCTAATAGGTTTAACAAGTTTACCCCAAATTTCAAAGTCAATTCCATTAGGAATTACTTCAATATAAGGATTATACTCACTATAAAGTCTTTTGAGATACTCAGTTGATACTATTAAGCCAGATGCAAAAGAAAGCTGATCTTTTACCATATCAGTCATATCACTTCCTGGATAAAAGACCTGACTAGCTTGATTTTCAGCGTTTACATTCAAAGCGTCATCATCTATTTCTAGGAGCATCGCCTTATTATATAAATCAAGTCTTTTATCCCTAAATCCAAGCATTACAGATGTACTTAAATCATTATGGCATCGCTGCCAAACAGATATATCAGCTGTTCTCATTAATCTATATAAATCATCAATAACTTTGTTAGCACTTTTATCATCTTTCATAATTACAGACTCCCAACTTTCAGAACCTTGTGGGCTATAACTATCATAAGCAACTTGCACATCTTTAATCTTACGCATATATTTAGCTGGATTAATCATCCTGTAAAAAGTAGTACCAGGATTAGTAGTCCAGTTAAAAAAAATCTTAAACTTCGATTTTAAAGGATCGACTATCTTTCTTATACCCATTTTTTGTATTCCCTCTTTCTTTTATTGCCATCAGCTGCTTAGCTAACTGCTTATCAATCAAATCACCAAATATGAATTTACCAACCATTTGTTTATCAAATTCTTCTTGTTTCATAATGTCTTTTTTAACTTTAGCTTATCTAACAAAATCTTAAACCGTTTAGAATATGTATGATCATTAATTGCTCGCCTTCTGCCCGCTAAAGCGATCTTCTCTCGCTTCGATTCATTTTTCAAGTAATAATCAATCTTGTCTTTACATTCAAACACATCTTTAAATGTTTCTATCTCAGTGCCTAATTTATAATACTGCCCTATTTCTTTAAAATATTCGCATAATAAAAAACCACCCGCTAACGGAACTTCAAAGTCTCGGCCTTTAATTTGCTGACATTTAATGCCATATTTGGTTTCATCTCTATTCAAATCTAAATTTATCTTACTTAAATTAATAACAGCTACATATTCTTTGGGATGAAGCATCTTTTCATCACAAATATCGCCCGGTGTCCAGCCATGTCCGTAAACTTGGAATCTAGCACCTAAATATGCAAGTTTATTCAAAAACTTAACTCTTACCATCTTAATTGAGCCTATAAACGAAGTTGGAATTTCTTTTTTTATTTTACTTGGCTTAAATAGTTTTTCATAACCGCCATATTGACTGTAAATAGCATTGTTATAACCAATCTTTTTGTACCATTTAAGAGCAGGTTCATGATTTGTGCCAATATAATTAAAATTATGGCATAAATGCTTTGAATCCCAAGGTTCGTTTATGTCAAACTCTTTTTCATCATCACCAAAATAAGCGAAAGTAGTAGTCTTTGTATGATCACTTATATATTTATAAGTTTCAGGCCTGATATCACCCATTTTATGGGGTACAAAAAAAGCTAAATCAGGCTGCCAAAGAGCAATAATATCTAATAACTTACTATCATAAGCGTGTTCTTGCGGAAATAACTTGACATCATGCCCCAAATCTTTTAAAGCAGGCAAATAATGACAATTTTCATAGCTTTCCGCTATATAATTTATTAGCCAAAAACATAGTATCTTCACAATTTCAAAAATCAGCCCTCTTTTTTAGTACCAGTTATAAATAGCCATAAGCTAACTGACATATCACCTACATAAATAGGTTCTGCTTTATATTCGAATCTATCAAATAACTTATTAAAATCATCTAGCGAATAATCCTTGATATGCTCAACTATTCTATCAGCATTATAGAACGAATGTTTATACGGAACAGTCGCTATAAATTTCCCATCTTTTTTTAATGCGTTATAGCTATTTTCAAGCACCTTTTTAACATCTTCATTACCCATGTGTTCTAATATGTCTCCAGCTAAGACAATATCATAACTATCATAATCATTAAAATTTCTAGCATCTACTCTTTCGACATCAAGGCCTTTAGCTTTACAAATATCAACTAAATTAGAAGCTATCTCATAGCATTTAACTTGACATCCTTTCTTCTCAAGTAACTCTGCTATATAACCTCCATTTGACCCTAAATCAAGCACCTTTGACTCATTAGCTATCTCTTTAAGTATCCGCTTTACTCTAACTTTCTGCTGAGGTTTATTCTTTAGATTTTCAGTTATATCATCATCAAAATCCTTGAATTCTTGCCTCAAAACCTCTTTTTTTAATTCCTTGTCTTTATTACTAAAACCATCTTTAAGTGTTAAACCTGAAATTATAGGCCTATAAACAGCTAATGTAGCAGGAATATACTTAAATTTAATGCCATGCTTAATGCAATCTAGATAAAAATACCAATCATCAATAAAATTCAAGTCCTTCCGATATTTAATGCCTACCGATTTCCTAAACGCTACCGTAGGATGAGGTACAAAATTCTCATGCTTAAGTTTCCATACCTGCATTTCTTGAGAACCTAAAGTGCTATGCTGGAAACCAAGCCCATTTATAACTGCACAATCGCCATATACAACACCTATTTCAGGCTCTTTATTAAAAACTGCCATAGTACTAATTATTCGATTTGTTTCGCTCATATCATCAGCGTCATTAATAAAAATAATATCACCTTTAGCTTCATCTATTAATAAATTACGCATATTAGCGACACCTATATTAGCATTAACTCTTATATATCTAATATTTGGATATTTATTTGCATACCAAGTAGCTAATTGCTCCGTATAATCAGTACTTGCATCGTCGCCAATAAGTAACTCTTTATTATCATATTTTTGTTCTAAAAATGATTCTATAGCATCCGCTAAATATTCAACTTTATTATACGCTGGCACACAAAATGTTACCTTGACTTCTTTGACTTCTTTTGGTTGTTTCAACTTTTTTTTATGTGTAGTTACCTTTTTCATTTTCCCCCTCCCTGCGTTGAACTAGCATTCCCAGTCACCGTAGTCACCATAGACAACGTTTTAAGCCGTCTCTTTAGTTTATGCGGACTTAGTATCTGTCTATAATAATTTCTAGCAGCATCAAAATCTATCTTTTCAGATTCATTAGCTTTTAACTTCCTAAGCTCATTTATTATCCGCTTCTTTAAAACAGGAACATTCATATCGCTTAGAGTTCCATCAAAATCAACTTTTATCTGATACGGGTATTTATTGCTTGTTATTGTAGGCCTGTTATGAACTATAAATTCAACTGGGGTTACAGGAAAACCATCATGTCTAGTAATTCTAAGCAAACAACTGGATTGCTTAATAACATCGTCAATATTAACCCTGCCTAAGAATTGATAATTGTTCTCTTTACCAATATTATGCTCTTCACCAAAGAATATAAACTTAATATCTGGGCAAGATTTTACAATATCACTCATTAAAGCTTTGCAATATACATCTTCTCGACTTTGACCATGATCATAAATAGCAACTGTAAATTCAACCGGCATATCAAATGCCTTAATTATAGGCACCTCAACCGGCAATGGTAGTAGCTCAGCTTTTATCCCTAACTCTTTGAGCTCCTTTTGATTAGATTCACTTTGACAAAACTGAGTAAATCGTTTGTTATAACCAGTTACTAAAGCTTGAAGCTGCTGGAATGTAGCCATAGTCCTCATGTGTACTATATCGGTCCCTATCCAGTGAATTACGCATTTTAAGTTAGGTTTAAAAGTTAATGATTCATTACTATAAAATGGCACAAAATTTCTTGACCCATTACCTGGAAACATGCCTAATAAATAAACTAATTTATACTTATGAGGTTTTAATGAAAGCATCTCCCAGTAACAATAATCAATCCCCATAAGCTTGGATATTCTTCTAGCATGCTCAGGTGCTGCTAAAGAAGTTATGCATATATCCCTAACCGGTAAATTAAGCTTCTTCTGGATATATTCTTTTCTAGCTAACCAATTATTATGGCTATCCGCTGAAATACCCTGCTTTTTAGGTGGCTCGGTTTCATAATAAAAGACCTTATCCCCTAAATAATAACCCTTTACACCGCTTTTAATAATCCTAAGCCATAAATCCCAGTCTTGTAATGATTTGCAATTAACATCCCAACCATTGGATGGAAAAACCTCTCTACGCATAGGGTTCATACCATTAATATAATTATTAATCTCTAAAAAATAAGGATCAAAAGGTTCACTAGGATAAAACCCTTCAAGGCCCTTAATTTTATAGCCTGAATAAACAAATCCACAATCTGGATTCTCGTCAAAAGCTTCACTCCAAGCTCTTATAGCCCCCGGTAATAAATAAGTGTCAGGGTCTAAAAAGCTTATATAATCGCCAGTTGACATCGAATACGCAAGATTCCTGGCGTAAGGAGCACCCATAGGCTCAGGACCTGTACATGTAGTTTTAACTTCCGAAAATGCCTTTAAGACTTCATCAGCAGATGGATCAGGGCTATCATTAACAACAATAATCTCTACTTCCGGATAATCCTGATCTTTAATTGACCCTAAACATTTCGCAAGAGTATCCGAACATTTATAGTTCGGTATACAAAAACTAAATTTCTTTTTCTTTGCTTTTCCCATTGTGTCTTTCCCCTCTCTTTTCTAGTCTTCTAGTCTTCTAGTCTTCTAGTCATAATTCTTTACTGCAAAATTTATAGTACCTGTTGCCGCAGTCTCAGCACCACCTAATGGTGTTATTAAAGCGTAAATTGGTTTAGTCGTATTTATAGAATAAGTACTGCATGTTCCAGATGTTGTCGTTAATTGATAACCATTAGTCACTGTCGTTGCAGTTGAACTTAATAAATAAACTATATATTGACTTGTATTTACAATATCAATCCCTGTTCGCCTAATGTTATTTGCGTCAGGAATTACAATTTCAGTTGCCGAAGTCGAAGTTATACTAACCTGATATGTCCTAAAGTTAGTTACAGGGTCTTTAAGTACAAACTGAATACCCTCTCTCGGTGTTAACGCTAACATACTTATCATTCCAACTCCAACTGCCAACCCAATCAAAAACCATTTGTTCATACAACCTCCTTTAAGTAAATTCATAATCTAAAGCATTATTTATAACTGCTTTTTCGATCTGTTCGTTATATTTATTAAAAGTGCATTTTTGACAGTCTTTCAAATTTACACCTTCAATTACTCGTTTATGCTGATCACTTCCCCATATTTCCTTTAACTCATTTTTATAAACATTTCCTATACACATTGAAGGCTCATTCTTACGATCAATACATAACATTACATCACCATTAGCCTCGATCATCATCATTATAGGAGTAGCTAAACATTTCTTAAAATTAAAAGTTCTATGCAAATCTTTATTGTATTTATGCTGAACATAAAATACCTTAAAATTATCATCTTCAAAAATACCTCTGCCCTCTATAACTTGATCATTAATAGAACCAATATCATAATCAGCTTCACAATCTTGAAAATACATAAACGCTAAAGGCCTTATGTGAATTCTTTGACATCCTATGTCTTTAGCGAGCTCAATAGCTTTATAAACTTCATATTGATTATCAGGATGTAATAGAAACTTATATGTAAGCTCTTTAGTGCCATACTGAGCAATTAGTTTCATATTATTAATTACAACATCAAATTTATCTGATTTCTTTAATTTCAAATAAGTCTTTTTAGTCGCACAATCCAGGCTTACACCAATCCAACGTGATACTTCAGCTACTGATGGAATATGCCAATCATACTTAAAAGTCCCGTTAGTTAAAATGCTTATTGGCATATCCATAAATTTACAAAAATCAAATATTTGATCTAAATTAGGATGCAAAGTTGGCTCACCACCTCCAGCCACACAAATAGCTTTCGCACCCCATTTTTTAAGATACTCTATCAACTTCAAAATTTTATCTATCGGCATAATAATATTACGTGTTCTGGTAATAGCATTATTACACCATACACAAGCTAAATTACATTGATTAACAGGGTCAAGATTAACCTCTATTGGAGGTAAGAATTCGCCTTTAAGAATAGCTCTATAATGTTCAATATACATTAAACCTTTCCAAGAATTAAAAGAATTATATTCTGAATGCCATTCTTCTACCATTTTTACCATTCCTTATCAGTTAAATTCGACCCTAACTCTAGCTCTAATTCTGGAAATATCTTAAATACTCCATCACCAACACTATACTCTTGGTAGTAAATATTATCCCGCCCTCTTTGTTCTTCGTTTGTTTTTGCACGATGATACAATTTGTATCTGCGCTTTTTCATTCTCACCTCAAGCTAAGAGGTTGACTTTTCGAGCCAACCTCCTAACTTTATATGTAAAAAGTTACAATAAGTATTACGCTGCTTTCCTTATACCCATCAAGTGTACTCCACAAGACGGATTCAAGATTGAAGCTGCAATAATCCATTTCCACCCTACGGTGCCAGCTACCTGATCGAGAGGATCAAGTGTTTGATACTGATTTGCTCTCTTTATAATAATCGAGTTCTCATTCTTGCCATTTTGAACATCTTGAACAGATTGAAAATCGACTACTCCAAGCGCACCTTTACCAATAACGGTTATAATCGTAACTGATAGATTCGCATTACCTAACGGATAATCCCAGGCATTTGTAGTCTCAACAAATCGGACTCTCTCTGCCCTGCCTACTTCACCCTTCATCATAGGCGTATTATCTGTATATTTCTGCCAATCAACCCAGCCACCAGTTGCGGTATCATCTCTCAAATGTTCTAACGCACCTGGAGATGCTATACCTAAGAAATACTGGCCATCAAGAGGCTGAACATTACGCTGTCTCAAGAGTGTAACAGCTTTTCTTACATCCCTTAACGTAATCTTCTTTTCCCAAGCTGAGGTTCCAAAGTTTGCAGATGCTGAAATAGCTCCGGCTGCACCTACGCCCGATAAACTACCAACTTCCAACAAAGTGAAACCTATAACTTTATTATGGAACGCACTCATAGCACTAGCTGATCCTGTATATCTTTGCCTTACACCTACCGACAAAGACTTGCCAACTGGTGTTATATGCATTGCGCCATTAAAGGCCATATATCTAATATATTTATCCATAGTATCAGCACTCTGTTCTGCAAGAACATCCACTGCCTGTTCGATTACGCTACTTATAGCGGTCAATTCCATAACATCTGATACGGAAGTAAAATCTCCGTATTCAGTTAATTGAGCGGATACATTGTACGATGACATGACTTTCGAAGTTGGTTTGGTGCCTTCTGTGAGGTTTGTTCCAATACCAAGTTTCTTGTAAGCATGAAACCATACTTTTTTACCAGTATTCTTTGGTAGCTCTCGCTTTTCACAGCCCTGATACCAATACATTGAAGCAATTAAACGCTCTAAATAACGCTTATCATAATATTGATGTACTACATATTGAGCAGCGTTAGCAGTAGTCGTCATTGGTTCATGTATAGTTGCCATAAAATAATTCTCCTTTCTTTTAAGATTCTAACTATCCCTTTTTTAACATATCGACCTCAGGACTAAATTTCAAGACTAAATCTCAAGACTAAATTTTTAATATCTAGGCAACACCTTCGCTAATTGATCAGATGTCGCTTTTTTAATGTCTATATTCTCTAACCCAGCCGTTGCAGGAGCGGTATCTCGGCCACCACCCTCAACCTGTTTAGCTAAATCAGCTTTCGCAGCTTCGTAACCTTGCTTATAATAATCATTTCTTATGCTCTCAGCTATCTGTGGCATCTGCTGACCTAGTAAACTATAATAAGCAAATGGTATAGCGTCTGGATGCTGATTAATAAACGGCTGATTAATAAGTTCAGCGATCTTAGGCTCTAAAGCTTGAAAACTAGGTAACGATTGCCTAGCTCGATTAAGAGCTGTGAACATCTCATAATCAACAAGTCTCGCTACCCGAGCTTCCTCTTTTGATTTATCATCCTTCTGTAATAGTTCCCTCTTAAGAGCGTCAACCTCTTTGCGAGCCTCACGTCTAACGAATTCGCCCGGATTCTTCTCTAATAACTCTAGCTCTTCAGGAGTATATACCCTCTCAGGAGTTGGCTGCTGTGTCCCGGGTTGTGATCCAGGCTGGCTGATTTGATTTTTTAGATCATCGTAACTAGCCTTAACATCAGCTACTATCTGGTTCATATACGCAACCTGATTTTTAAGCTCTTCGTTTTCTTTAGATGCATTCATCGATCTGCCATAAGCTTTCTCTATTTCAGCATAACTCTTAGCTAAAGCCTCAACATTCGGACTCCCGTCTGGATTCAAGAATTTAGGCGGAATTACTGGCTTACTACCTTCTTTCTGTAATGCTTCATTAACTTGCGGTTTTCCCTCTGTTACTGGAGAAGGTTCACCGCCCGGCTGGTTTAACTTTGCAATCATCTCAGCTATATCCGCACTTGTCATGCTACTAAAATTAGGATTAGAAGGCGTAGCTCCAACTTGTGTCGCTTGAGATGGTATAGAAGTTCCAGCACTAGTGGGCGCAATTTCAGGCGTTGCCACTGGGGTTGGGTTTTGCTCTACCATTTATGTCTCCTTTTCAAATATATTTCTGACTGTCTAAGATGCTTCTTAGGGCTAGCTATTATTAGATCAAGGTCTTTAATTCTATTCTGTAAACCCTGCATCTCTTTAATTGTTTTAGCTTCTAAAAGCAAATTAACTAACTGCTCTCTCAATTTTGTCCAGTCTAAAACTAATTGCTGCCAAGCTGGAGATTTAACTAAATCATTCATGTCATTAGATAATTTATTGAATTTAATATCTAACGGGTCGGGAATATTAATATCTTGAATAACATCGTTAATAACATTCAGCTGTTCACTATTCATTGTCTCTTTTTACCTCTTCTTCGTTTTCTTCCTCCACATGGCATATATATTCACCCCCTCTTTTCTAATAATGCCAAAACATCACTAGGCTTCTCTTTAGCTAAAAGCTTTAATGCTAATCTCAAAACCTCTTTAATCTGGGCAATACTCACTTCCTCGCCTTTCTCTTTCTTTGCGATTTCAATAGCTAACTTATTCTCATTTATCAAATTAATCACCTCATTCCAGCAGCTAACTGCTTCCCTAAATTTTGATTTAACTCCGCATCAGTATTTGGCATTACCTGCGGGTTACCTGCAGCTATACTGGAAGGCAGAGGGATACCTTGTCCACGGGTACCCGCAGGAATCGGAGGAGCGCCTGCTCCCTCTACAGGCATCCCCCACATCATTCTAAGATAACTCATTACCTGATCTGTATTCTTCATGTCATACTCTTTTAAGATTTGCTCAGCTAAAGGTGGAATTGGCGGGAATTTACTAAACAATTCGCCAAGCCTTATTAAAGCATTCTGGCGAGCTAACTTATTGCCTAACATACTTACACCAATAGGCTTAAAATCATACATGCCAGCTAGATTATCCTCACTTATCGTTATCCAACCATAACCCTCTTCGTTAGCTATCCTTACAGGGAAATCAGCACCTCTTATAAAAATCTTATCTAACATAAAAAGCTTGCGAGCGAACTCGGTTATACTTGTCATCTGCAGGACTTTAATCTTTACGCCAAAACGCATATTAGCTTCTTCAATTAAACTTGTTATCCCGCCTACAGTATCTGTCATTCCTGGCGTATTAGCGCCTCTAGTATAATCATAAACTCCAGTCGCTTTATCTATATCCTGAAGCCTGTGCTGCCTAGACTCAAAATAGCTAGGCGGAATATCTCTATGATCTATCGGCCTTAACTGGTCGAGCTCGTTAGTTTGGAATATAGCGCCTGGATAACTATAAAGTGTATCCAAGTCTATACCAGCTGTATGAGTCACCTGCCACATCCGATTAATTATAATTTTAAGATTATCAAGCATATTATTCTCAAGTTCATTCGCTTCATGCTGTAAATCTCTAATCGGATATATCTCGCCCATTGAATAAAACTCTTGAGGGTCTATGTAATTCTTGCTTGCGATAAATGGCTTAAAACCATCTGGATTATATGATGTGATATATGGATTAGGAACTTCTCTTATTAGATGCTTTCTATTAGCTATTAAAACTAGCTTCTCCTCGTATTTGGCAGCTGAGAAACCAGCATCTAAGTCTATCCGATCTTGGATTGGCACCTTACCCCAAAATTCATATATTAAGGCACTATTACGCTTATTTTGAGATTTCGAGCTTTTACCAACCTCAGAATTCTTTTGCTGTTTATCGGGCTCACTTTCTTTTGTCTGTGAAGTACTAAATAATTTCCCTACATTCTTATGGCCAGCTAACCCCTCCTGCTGTAATTGAAATAATTGATCTACAAATTTATCGTAAACCTGATACATACCATCCATAGTCTCAATATGCTTTTTATAAGGCTCTACTACAAAGTCAAAAATATCAATATTAAAGAACTCGGGCCTATTCTCTTTAACATTCCAAGTCAACTTACCAATACCATTCCCATAAATTAAACATGTCTTAAAATGTTCAGCTAACTCTAAAAATAGATTCTGGATTTGAGTATCAATTTGATACTGGATAAGTTTGTCTACAATTTCAGCTTGATTATAATCTTCCATACCTCTTGGTAAAGCTCTTACAAACTCATCACCTTGATACACATATTCCATAATTCTTGGGAAAACAGTCTCTATAACAGAAAAAACATAAGGTAAGAATACATTAGATTGCCAATTCGATACTTCTCGATTCCTAAAACATTTATAAAGTTTATATACTTCTATGAATACCGAATCGTAATTCTTCTGTCTATATGTTTTCCAATTATCATATTGGCCAACTAGATACGCTAACTTTTGCTCATCATTCATAATTTACCTCTCATATATTGATATAAGGGTTTCTCGGCTGATACCTATGTGGCTGACCCTTATTCGCATTCAATTTACCCGGTACTATAATGTCCTTCAAACCCGCTAAACTATCTAACCCATCATCTGTGTCAACCTCTGGATAACCTTCAAGCTCTGTAATTAAACCAATATGGCTTCGATTAATTAGTAACTTACCACTTTGGAACATAGGAGCTAGCGAACTTATCCTAGCTTCTTTAGTTCTTAAACTTGAATTATTGACCTCGATTATATTTGGGAATTTACCGACCTGCTTACACTTCATATCAAAAAAGACTTTGAGAAACTTCTGGAAGCCGTTAGTCTCAATACCAATTCCTTTAAGCTTATAACGATCATATAAAGCTAATAGCACATCAAACAGCTCTAAACTCTCAACATTAAATCGCTTCTTAATAAAATCTACCAAGTAGAGATTATTCTGCGCATCCATCCCGCCAATTGAGATTGCCGTATAGTCATTATGAATGTCAACACCAACAGCTGGATCAATATAAGCATATAACGGAAAATTGTCATCTGGTAATACATTCCAATATCTAACCCAGTTCATATTAAACGTGTACTTCTGAATCATTGAAACATCAGCTTGATATAAAGCTTCAAAGGCACCTGGCATACCTGATAACTCTCTTTTTCGATTCTCAATATCAATATCACTAAATCGCTCACGCCATACACTTCGACCTTGTTTATCTTGAGCCTTAAATATCCGATGCTGCCATCCTCTAGACTCAGCATCCGGGCTGATCAGTTTATTTAAATAACTTAGCTTACTAATCAAAGAACCAATAACAAATATCCGACCGCCCGGAGCTAACCGATTAAATACAATTAAATTCAACCATTCCCATAAATGCGCTCGTTCTATCTCACTTCTAACCTCTTTATCATCCTCTAAATCGTCAAGTATGATTATGTCAGGCCTCATACCCTGAACCTGCGAACCTTTACCTCTAGCTAATAACCTTACGCCATTACTTAACTCTAACTCATCATCACGCCAAATTGACCCTGGCTTCAAATCAAAGTCCTGTCTGATATACTCATTATTCTCTAGTTCAGCTCTTACTCTTCGTAATCTACCAGCCGCAAAATCACCTGACCCCGAAATATATAACACTTCGTTATAATGCCTATAGCAAGCAATCCATAACGGAGCACAAAAGCCAACTATGCTAGTCTTAGCAAATCCAGTTGGCGCTATCTCAACAATTTTAGTTAAATTTCTATCGGCTAGATCATTGTAAATCTCAATATGAAAATCTGGGATTGATAACGGGAGTGAATCCACTAAGTAATGCGCAGCGAAAGCGTCAGGATGATACCTACACGCTTCCAGTGGTATTACTTGTTCCGCTTCCGGAGTTAGGGTCTGCAACATTCCTTTTGGAAGGAAGTCGCTCAACGATGTGTTTAACAAATTCTTGTACCTTCTCGCCTAAGTTGATATTGCCTTCATGTGTAATTTCTTGATTGATTAAATCTGGTAGAACTTTTTTTAGAAGTTCTATCATAATGGTTTTTTCTTGATATGCTTTTCTGACTGCGTGTTCGACTAGCGATACGCCCTTTTCACCTTCTACTTTTGCGAGCGCATCTCTGAATTGTTTAACATAAGGCGATACTGGTCGCCCATTCGGATTTCCTGATTGTCCTTTTTGCCAAACCATTGATTTTATTGTTTATCAATATATAAAAAAAATAACCTTACCGACGAGCTTTATATAAATTTATATAAAATTTACGGTAAGGTTTTTATTTTGCTCTTAATTATATTATAATAAATAATTTATTATAATGTAAACAATTATTTTTCATCTCTGTTTACTTTTTTGGTTGTCTTGGCGTTCCATAATTCCCACGCCCTCGCCCAGAGCCATCTCTGCGCCTTTTACCGCCGCAAGCCCCACGTTTACCTCTACCTGCATTTCCTCTACCCATAACTACTCACCCCCTTTATTTAAAATCAAAATATTCCTGCATTAACCTTTGCTTGCAGATTTCCACATATTTGGGTTCTATCTCTATGCCTACCGCATTAATGCCAAACTGTTTAGCTGCCACCAATGTTGTGCCACTTCCCGCAAATGGATCAATTATATTTTTGGCAGGTTTTCTTTTAATAATTTCCGCTATTATTTCTAATGACTTTGGGGTTGGATGTTCACCTACTTGCGGTATTATCTTTTTGGCTCGTATTACATTGCTCGCAGACTTATCGATATTATCTATGCCTTTGCCCTTAACAAGTTGGAATATAGTTTCATATTGGAATCGCCAATCCCACCCCAAATCCACAAATTCCTTATCCCAAACTAAAACATTTTTGACCCTTAAACTAGGTTCGAACTTCTTAAATTCTAACCAAGCCCAAGCTAATACAGGCGAACCACCACCACCACAAAACCAATATATTTCGCTATCTTTACTCATAACTCGCACTATTTTAGGTATTACATTTTGTATAAGTGGTATTAAATCCTCTGCCTTGTCATTCTCTATAAAATCTTTCTTGTTCGTTCCCACAGGCCAGGGGGAACGGTAATTTAACCCATATGGCGGATCAGTAATACAAAGATCAAAACTTTCTGGCTCTAGAGTATCTAATAACTCCAAACAATCCCCTTGCATTATTAGCCCCATAGTATAATTCCAAAGCTGCAACCCAACCGGACCCATCTGATCGATTGGGCAAACCAATCTTCTTTATTCCAATACGTTCGCAAAGAGTAGATGGAATCACATAATAGCCACATCCCGATTAGCTTGATATATATACTCATAACTTTACTACCTCGCCATTATTCTGCATACTCTTTTGGCAAGCTTCTAAGACTTTGACTACCTGAAGCCCGTTAAGTCCGTTAGCTATTGGCTGTCTGTTAGTTTCGATACAGTTTATAAATTCTTTTATCTCATTTTTTAATGGCTCACCGTTTTCTGGTGCTTCAATCAAGTCATCAAAGACAGCAGTCTGCTTCTCGCCGACTATTACGATCTTTCGAGTCTTGTTCTTATCTAGCCAGCTTATATGCACATGACAGTTAACATTATTTGAATAACTCAAAGTTAAAAACGCCACATCTGCCTTGTTTGTGATATAATTCCAACCATGACATGTCACACTCCTTGGACAACTATCTAATAAATAATTAAATATCGAAATGTCATGTGGGGCGAATGTCCAGAGTATGTCTGCATCATCTCTGACCTTGCCTAGCTTAAGTCTCTGCGAATACATATAATAAATCTTGCCCAGCTCGTTATTTTTGATTAGCTCTTTAAGTTTAATTATCCCACCGTTGTATAAAAACTGATGACCGACCATTAAAATCTTATTATTGAAATCTACAAGTTTAACTAATAATCTTGCTTCTTCAACATTTGTACACATAGGCTTTTCTATTAAAATATGCTTTCCTTGTTGTGAAGCAATTAAAGCATTAATAAAATGTGTGTTAGCGGGAGTCGCTATTATACAAGCTTCGCAATCTTTGGCAGCATGTATTGTTTTACCGTCTTTAATATCAAAGACCTCATAGTCAACTCTCAACGACTTCAAGACTCGCTCGATATTTGCACCCCAAGCCCCACGTCCGATTAAAGCAATCTTCACTTTTTTAACCTCTTTTATTATTTCTTTAGCTAAATATCTGTACTCGTGGTATTGATTCATTGCTTTAAAAGTTTTACCTGTATATAAATCTGTGTGCATTTCACATCTACCTTGCGGTTCATGTGCTGGATTACAACCTATACATTCGCAACAGTGTCCTTTCATTTTAGTAACATCCTTTGCTTTTGATGAACAAATAAACCAAATTTACACTTATTTAATAATTTATATAATTCTTCATATTTTTTTCTGCCTTTTTTATCGTAATCAAAAATAAATGCAACTTCTGCATATTTAGTTACAATTCTGACTATCCTGCCGTGATAATGATAATGTGATATTCTCAATCTATTTTTATCATTTTCTATTTCACAAATCATCTTAGTATCTCCACAATATTGTCAATTTGATTGTCTGTCAACTCAGGATACATCGGTAAAGCTATAACCTCTTTCGCATGCCTTTCAGCCATAGGAAAGTCACCCATTTTATATTGACTCTTAAAGACTGGCAAGTGTGGAATCGCTATCGGAAAGTAAATCCCAGTAGCTATGCCTTTAGACTCTAGCTTCTTGATTAGCTCATCCCGGTTCTTAGCGTAAAAACAAAAGTAATTGTAAACTGTGCAGCAATCATTGTTAAGCTTTATGTGTTCATACTTTTTTAAGTTAGCTAAATACTTTAATGCAATCTCCCGGCGCTTTTTATTCCACTCATCTAAATATTTTAGCTTAACTCTCAAGACCGCAGCTTGAATTGTGTCTAATCTTGAGTTATGACCTATATAATAATGAGTGTATCTTTCTTTAGCACCATGCTTTCTTAGGCTTCTGGCTTTCTCATAAATGTCTCTGTCATTGGTTGCGATCATTCCACCGTCACCATAGCAACCCAAGTTCTTGCCCGGAAAGAAGCTAAAGCAACCAACTAGACCAATTGAGCCAACCTTTTGATTATTAATCATAGCACCGCAGGCTTGAGCGCTGTCTTCTATTACCGGTACACCGTATTGTAATATCGACGAGAGATTACAAGGGTTACCAAACAGATGTACCGGTAATATTGCTTTTGTTTTTTTACTAATCTTATCGACAATAAGGTTGGAATTTATATTGCCTGTCTCATCTATATCCACAAAAACAGGAGTGGCCCCAACACTCAAGATAGCTTCTGTTGTAGCAAAGAAAGTTGTCGGAGTTGTGATCACCTCATCACCGCTGCCAATACCAGCCGACTCTAAAGCTATTATCAAAGCGTCAGTGCCAGAAGCCACTCCAACTGCATATTTAGTTCCAATATATTCTGAAAATTCCTTCTCAAACATTTCAACTTCAGGCCCAAGAATAAATTCTGTATGATTAAGGACTCTTTGTATTGCTTCATCGATTTCAGGTTTTATTATTTTATATTGAGCATTAAGAGCTATGAGGGGTTGTTTCAAAGTATTTTCATCATATTTATTAAATACCATTTTTTAATCTCCTATGATAACTTGTATGCAATGTATGATGTTTTCCTTGCCAATACAATTTTTTCATAAATCTACCTCACTAAATTTACATTTAATTTTAATCTTATTTACATAACCTTTTGGTCTTGCAGGATTCCCGAATGCAAGTACATGACGGCCTATGCTATTAGTTACAACACTCCCGGCCCCAATAAACGCATATTCAGAAATAGTAATTCCACAAATAAGTGTTGAATGCGCCCCCACTGTAGCGCCTTTTTCAATAATAGT